GTGCTCCGCGGGCTGGGCGCTCCAGAGGCGTCCGACTGGATCGCCTCCCTGATGGGCAATCTCGGCATCTCCCACACCGTGGTGGACATGCTCGGATCCGGCGCTGGCGCTGCCGCTGTGGCTGTCCTGGCGGGCCGGGCGAGAAACGCCAAGCTCGCCCAGGCGCAGACTGTGGCGACCGTCACGAAGGCCGAGCCGTGAGGACGGCGCTGCTGCTGGCGTGCGTGCTGATCGGTGCCCCGTTCTTGACTGGCGTGATCGTTGCTCTCGTGGCCACGCAGCGCAAGCCGCCGAAGGACGGAATGACGGAAGCGAAGGCGCTCCTGATTATTGCCGGACTGGCGCCAGAGGATCGGAGTCTGTTCCTGGCGCGACTGGCAAAGGCGTGGGGAGTGAGAGCATCCCCGCAGTCGCCACAGCCGCCGAAGATCGACCTGGCGGGCATCTCAAGAAGCTGGAAGGGGAGGGCATCATGAACGTCAAGGCCGCGCTGGCGTGGGCGGACGGCAAGAAACGCTATCTGCTGCTGCTCGTGTTCCTGGCCGAGTCCATCGCGGGGCTGATGGGCAACGCAGACCTCGCCAATACGCTCCGCATGGGGCTCGCCCTACTCGGCTGGGATCCATCACAGGCTGTCGTGGGCTCGGCCGTCGTGGGGCAGTTCGTCGTGGCGGGCTGGGCGATCATGGACGGGGTGCGGAAGGACAGGGCAGCGCGCGCCGTCACGCAATGAGCCCCCGCGAGGTCACAGACCGCATCCAGAGCCTGAGCATCAACGTAGGTGCGATTGTCCAGGCCATCCTGCTCGCTGCGATTCTGGGCACGTTCGCCTACGTCTGGCGCGCAGTTGAGCGGATCCCCACGGCGGAAACCATGGATGCCCTACGGGCCAAAGGTGCGCTCGTGGACGTGATGCGTCTGGACATGGCCACCGACAGGGCTGAATTGCGAGGCCTGCGCGAGGATATCGGAGAGGTGAAGGTCTCGCTTGCCGAAATAGAGCGACTCCTGCGCGTGCGTATGGGCATGCCCAAGGGCAAGGAATGAGCGTGCGCCCCAAGCGCCCATGCCCACACCCTGGCTGCCCTGTCCTGGTAGGGCATGGACAGTCGCGCTGCCCAGCACACGCACAGGCGCAAGGCAGGCAGGACTACAGGCAGGACGTAGAGCGCAGGGGCACAAGCACACAGCGTGGATACGGCGTGCACCATAGGCGCTGGCGTGCAGTCATCCTCGCACGCGATCCCCTGTGCTGCGATCCACAGGGCAGGCATGCAGGCAGGCTGGCGCCTAGCACAGTAGCCGATCACGTCGTGCCCTTGGCGCAAGGGGGAGGCTGGTCGCTCAGCAACGGGCAGGGCACGTGCGCGCCATGCCACCAGGCCAAGACCAACGCCGAGGCGGGGGGCATGCGAATCTCTGGGGCCGCCGCCGAGAAACCAAGCGATGCCCCACGAAGCGGACTGTACAAGCCCGGAATGGTGGCGGAATGAGTTGTCGGGGCTGCGCAGGCTCGCGAGAAGCTGCCTGATGCCGAGCCCGATCCCGAAGCCGGCAGAGCTACGCCAGCGCCGAAACAAGCCCAAGTCTCGGGCCAAGCTGCCCGCGTCCGGCCTGGGCAAGCCTGCGCCTCCGCTGCCTGTGCGCCGTGGGCGACGGTGGTTGGCTCCGACGCGGGCCTGGTGGGAAGCCATCTGGGCGAGCCCGATGGCTGCCGAGTGGCTCCCGGCGGACGTGTTCCAGCTCCACATGCTGGCCGACCTGGTTGACCGCTACTGGCGGGAGCCGTCCGAGGGGGTGGCTCGGGAGGTCCGGGCGCGGGAGTCGTGCTTCGGACTGACGCCGCTGGACCGTCGCCGGCTGGAGTGGGAGGTCGAGAAGCCGGAGAAGGCGCGGGCGCCGGAGCGCGCGACGCCCCAGCCGTCGGGCGAGGATGACCCGCGGCGGGTGCTCCAGATGCCGGTGCGGGTGGCCGGATGATCTTCACGGTCCCCGAGCTGGAGGCGACGCCCTGGCCTACGCTCGGTCCGCAGGTGTGTGCGTGGGTGGAGCGGTGGCTGGTGCATGGCCCCGGGGATCTCAGGGGGCAGCCTGCGCGGCTCGACGCGGAGAAGCGGGCGCTGATCTACCGGGCCTACGAGGTCTGGCCGGAGGGGTCGAAGGATGGGCGGGGCGCGCTGATCGAGGGCCGGCGGCGGTTCCGCCGTGTCGGGATCTCGCTCCGCAAGGGTGTGGCCAAGACGGAGTTGGCTGCCTGGATCGCTGCGGCCGAACTGCACCCACAGGCGCCGGTAAGGTGTGGGGGGTTCCGCAAGGGGCAGCCTCTCGGGGTGGGCCTGGGCGACGTGTACATCCCGCTCATCGCGAGCACGGAGGAGCAGTCAGACGACCTGTGCTACTCGACGCTGCGGGTGATCCTGAGCCTATCGCCGCTGGCCGAGGACTTCGACATCGGGCTCCAGCGGATCATGCGACGGGACGGGACGGGTAAGGCGCAGGCTCTCGCGGGGGCGCCGGACGCGCGAGACGGGGCGCTGACGACGTTCCAGGTGTTCGATGAGTCGCACAGGCTCACGCTCCCGAGTGCGCGCGAGGCTCACCGGACGATGCTGGCGAACCTTCCGAAGCGCCGCGGGGCGGATCCGTGGGCGCTGGAGATCACGACGGCCTACCTTCCGGGCGAGCAGAGCGTTGCCGAAGGGACGATGGAATACGCCCGCGCGGTCAAGGAAGGCCGCATGAGCGATCCCAAGCTCTTCTTCTTCCACCGCGAGGCCGGACCGGAGCACGACCTGACCACGCCGGAGGGGCTGCGCGCTGCCGTCCTCGATGCCTCGGGTCCCGCGGCCGAGTGGTCGGACGTGGACGGCATCTGCGCTCAGTGGCAGGACCCGAGCGCGGACCCGTCGCTGCTGGCGCGGCTGTGGCTGAACCAGATCGTCCACGCGGAGGCGCGTGCGTTCGACGTGCTGCGCTGGAAAGCGCTGGCCAAGCCGGAGCACGTCGTGCCTGACGGAGCCATGGTGGCGCTCGGGTTCGATGGGTCGCGGCGCCGGGACGCGACGGCGCTCGTGGGGACGGAGATTGTCACCGGCCACCAGTTCCTGATCGGGTGCTGGGAGAAGCCGGCGACCTCTGACGACTCGTGGGAGGTGCCGGTCGAGCGCGTCGAAGAGGCGGTGGCCAACGCCTTCGCGCGGTGGGACGTGTGGCGTCTCTACGCGGATCCGCCCTATTGGGAGAGCCAGGTGTCAGCGTGGTCGGGGATCTACGGGGAGGAGCGCGTCGTGGCGTGGTGGACGAACAAATGGCGCATGGCTGCGCTGATGGTGCGCGCCTACGCCAACGCGATCACGCACGGCGAGTTGTCGCACGACGGAAGCGAGGTCATGACCCGCCACATTGGCAACTCGCACAAGTGGACGCTGCACATGCGATCCGACGACGGGGCTCCGCTGTTCCTGCTCAACAAGGAACGCAAGGACTCGCCCAACAAGATCGACGCCGCGATGGCGGGGGCTCTGTCCTGGCGTGCGCGGTGCGACGCGATCACGGAAGGCGTCGGCGTAGACGCCGGCCCGAGCATCTACGACCAACGACTCGCAGCAGGACAGGAGGTGCTCTCGTGCATCTGAAGCGAGCCGCCGCCGTTGTCGGGTTTCTCCTGCTGGTGGTCGGTGCGGGGATGTTCTCACTACCTGGCGGGCTGATGCTGGCTGGGGCGCTGCTGCTCGCGTCCGTGCTGGTGAGGGTGGGCAAATGAGCAGCTTGCTTGAGTCGGTGTTCGCTCCCCGCCCGAAGGCGGGAGATCCCGCGATGGATGACCGCTACTTTCAGACGGTGGGCTCGTCTGCTGTGTCTGGGGTGACGATCACGGCCGACACCGCACTCAAGATCGGGGCAGTCTATCGCTGCGTCGCCATCATCTCGCATGCGGTGGCCATGCTTCCGTTCGGGGTCTACCGCCGGCTGGAGCGCGGCAGGGAAGAGGTAGAGCATCCGGCCCAGGTGTTGATCGGGAAGCGGCCGAACCCCTACCAAACCGCGTTCGAGTTCCGTCGGCTACTGCTGGGGCATCTGCTGCTCCGTGGCAACGCCTTCGCGCGGATCGTGGGGGGCGCGCAGCCTGAGTTGTGGCCGCTGCATCCGGACCGGGTGCGCGGACCGGAGCTGCTCGCGGACGGCCGGCGCCGCTACTTCTACCGCCGGCCGGACAGCGGGCAGGAAGAGGTCTACCTCGAAGGCCTGGACATCGCCGCATTTTCTGGACTGTCAAGCGATGGTCTGCGTGGGCTGGCTCTGGTGGATCTGGCGCGCGACGGTCTCGGCTTGGCTGCGGCGGCAGAGCAGCACGGAGCGCGGATGTTTTCCCAGGGGACGCAACTCTCCGGAGTGCTCAAGGCTCCATTTGAGATCGGGGAGCCGGCGAAGGCGGCGCTCGGGGATGCGTGGCGCCGGGCCTACTCTGGTCTCGCGGGCGCGCATTCGGTGCCGATTCTCGAAAAGGGAATGGAGTTCCAGGCCATCGGCATGAGCAACGAGGACGCGCAGTTCCTGGAGTCGAGGCGCTTCCAGGTCTCGGAGATCGCGCGCTGGTTCGGAGTGCCCCCGCACCTGATCGGGGACATCGAGCGCTCGACATCGTGGGGGACGGGCATCGAGGCGCAGAACATCCAATTCGTGATCTACGGCCTTCAGCCCTGGCTGACGTGTGTCGAGCAGCAGATTGACCGCGTGTTCATTGCCGAGGACGAACTGTACTCGCGCTTCAACATGGGCGCGTTCCTGCGCGGGGACATGCAGGCCCGCTTCAACGTCTACCACTTGGCAATCGATGACGGGATCTACTCGCCCAACGAATGCCGTGAGTTCGAGGAACTGAATCCGCGCGAGGGTGGGGACGAATACCGGGACACGCCGCGCGGCAACTCTCTGCCTGCCGCAGCGCCCGTGGTGACGGAGCCGCCGAAGGACCAGGCGCCAGAGGACGAACCTCCCGAACCTCCCGACCAGAACGCAGCCGCGCGGTCCCTTGTGGCGCTGGTCGAGCAGCGCATGGCCGAGGCGTCTGCCGGCATCGAGGCCCGCTTCGGGACGGTGACGAAGGCTGCCGAGTTGTGGGCGCAGGCGATCACGTCGCGGTCGGCCGCTGCGCTGCTGCGTGAAGAGGCTGTCGCATTGGGCGACCTGGCGCGGAAGCATGCGAAGTCGTCGAGCGCATGGGCGCAGGAAGTGGCGACGTACTTCGGACGCCGCCCGCCGGCGCTGGTGCTGGCGCTCGGGGTGTCGAAGTCTCGCGCGTCTGCGTTCTGTAAGAAGCAGTCGGAGCGTCTGGGGCGGGCGGGGGCCGGGGTGCTGGAGACGTGGGAGGCTGACCATCTGGGGCCGCTGGTCGCGCTGGCGATGGAAGCGGAAGGGTCAGAGAAGGATCCGCCCGAGCCGCCCCCGCCTCCGGTGGTGAACGTGACCAACCAAATCACGATGCCGCCCCCGGCGGCCGTCGCTGCGCCGGTCGTCAACGTCCAGCCCGCCAGCATCGTGATTGAGCCGAAGATCACGTTGCAGCGCGGGGACATCATCAAGACGGTCACGAAGCGCGACAAAGACGGCAGGATCGCCGAAGTGACAGAGAGGGTTGCCAATGGCTAACGGGGTCTACACGAAGGGCGCTTACCTGATCGGCAGCGCCGGGGCCAACCTGGCATCGGCCGATCTTCGGTGCCTGCTGGTCAAGAGCACGTATACGTTCGACAAGGCGCACAACTTCGTGTCCGACGTGGTGGCCGGGGCGCTGGAGATCAGCGTGGGCGGCTACGCGCGCGTGGCGCTCACGACGAAGACGCTCACCGAGGACGACGCCAACTCCTGCGCCTACCTGGACGCGGACGACGTTCTGTTCGCGGCGCTGGCGGCCGGGCAGACGGTGGGCGGGGCCGTTCTCTATAAGTACAACGCGGCGGACGCGTCGGCTGAGGTCATCGCGTTCTACGACGTGGCCGACACCCCGACCAACGGGGGGAACATCACGATCCAGTGGGCCACTCCGGGCGCGAACGGCGGCGTCCTCAAGCTGGCGGTGTAGCGATGCTGCTACTGACCAGCGCTTCGGACCTGCTCCAGGTCGTCACCGGAGCGGCAGTGACCGTGGACGCTCACGCCTCTTGGGTTGACAACGCGGCCGGGACGATCACTCCCGGAAGGACGAACACGGCGATTACGACGGCCACAACTACGACCGTCGTGGGGTCTCCCGCGGGCGGAACGCAGCGCAACGTCCAGGCCCTCTCGGTGCGAAACAAGCATGCCAGCACGGCCTGTGCGGTGACGGTCCAGCACTACGATGGGACGATCACGGTCGAGCTGGTCAAGGTCACGCTCGCGGCAGGGGAGCGCCTGGAGTACGAGGACGCGAGTGGTTGGAGTGTCCTGGACGCTGCTGGCAACTTCAAGTCAGGCTTGACGCCGTCGGTGGGGCTGCTGCGTGGGATCATCAACGTCCTCGACTACGGAGCCAAGGGGGACGGGGCCACCGACGACAGGACTGCGATCCAGGCTGCGATCAATGCCGGTGGTGCTGGTGGAGTCAGCGCCCGCGGCGTGGACGTGTGGTTCCCGCCTGGGGTCTACGCGATCACGGGCGTCCTGACGTGCCCGTTCAACAACGTCATCCTGCGGGGCGCGGGGTGGCAGTCCACGGTCCTCTACGCGAGCCACACGACGGGGGACATCCTCCAGCTCGGGGACGGGACGACGCACGGCGGGTGTGGCCTGACCGACATGTCTGTGTGGTGCAGTGCGGCCAGGACGACGGGCGCAAGCATCAACGTCAACCTGATGAACGACTGCATCATCAGGAACTTCGTGATCAACAACTGCTTCCAGGGCGTGCTGGTGCAGGGCACTTCGCTGAAGGTCTGGATTCAGCAGGGGGAGATCAACAACATCCACGTGACGGACGGGGTCGGCATTCAGGTGACGAACGGCCTGGGCGGGGATACGTACATCGACAACATCGTGATAAGCAACAATCCGGCGAGCAAGCCCCTGGCCGGAATCCAGATCACCCAAACGGGGCACGCCTCGATCCTGCGTTGCAACATCACGTCCTGCGGCATCGGCTTGTCGGTCAACCCTGGTGCGAGCCAGGACGTGAACTACCTGTTCGTGGACCATAGCCTGTTCGACTCGGGAGGCACGCACGCGGCCAAGTTCGCTCCGACCAACGCGACCGGGCGCATCCGGAGCGTTGTCTGCGGCAACTCCTGGTTCTCTGGGTGTCTCGCGGCCGGCTACGGAATCGAGATTGGCGGGGTGGCGAGTAGCACGGTTGACGACATCTCGTTCGTGGGGTGTCGCGTGCTCAACAACTACCAGCATGGGATCGGGATCACCTACGCCTCGGTGAACAACACGTCGTTCTCCGAGTGCACGATCGCCGGGAATGGGCAGAACACGATCAACACCTACGACGGCGTGAACATCGCCGCGAGCGTCAACAACGTGTCGATTCTGAACTGCGCCATCTGCCAGGCGGGCACGGCGGGGAACCAGCAGCGCTATGCGATCAACGTAGCGGCTGGGACCAGCTCGGGGCTCATGTTCGTCAACAACCAGACGGCCCCGAACGGGACGCTTGGGAACAACGGCTACATCAACCTGGGCGCGATCACGGGCGGCGGCAACCTGGTGGACTCCAACAGTCCGGCGATGGCGTCGGCGTATTCGTCGGCGTCGCTCACGGCATCTGCTGGGTTGAACACTGTCCACACGATCATCAGCGACACGACGGCGTACCGGAACCGGCTCGTAGCCAACTCTCTCAGGGTCGGGACCACGATCAGGTTCACGGCGCTAGGGACGAACACCAGCACGGTTGCCAACGCGACCACGTTTCGTGTCCTGATGGGCACGAATAACACAACTGGGGATACGGCGGTGCTGACTGCTGCTGTCACGTCCGCCGCGGGCGGCACTGGTATCCCGTTCCGGGTCGTGATCGAGCTGACGTGCCGTGGCGCGCTAGGAGCGACGTGCGCGTGGTATGGGTACATGTGGGTCTACAACGTCGGCACGACCGGCATCTACACGCTCTACACGTTCGGAATCGCTGGGACGATGGCGACTATCGCTTCTACCAGCGCCCTATACGTCAACCTGAGCCATCAGACGGCAGCTGCGACGACGACAAATACCTTCCAGGTCGTGACGATGGAAGTGGTGGTTCCGTAGAATGGCGATGAAGTTCCTCGGCTCCAGGACGTTCGACGTCAAGGGCTGGTTTTCTCGCCTCCTGACGGCTTCGGGATGGTTCGATCGGGAACTGGGTGAGACGGCTGCCGGGGGAGCTGCTACTGGGACGCTGAGCGCTACGCTGGACGCTTTGACGGTCACGGGCGCCGGCACGGTTGCGGTGTCTGGGACGTCTACTCCCGCCCTGGGGACGTTGACGCTCTCCGGTGCCGGAGCGGTAGCGGTTGGTGGAACCGCTACTCCCGCTCTTGGCGCGCTGACGATGACCGGCGCCGGTACGGTCGGGGTTGCAGGGTCTGCGGCGCCGGCGCTGGCAGACCTGGTCCTGGCCGGAGCTGGCACGGTTGCCGTTACAGCTGCTGCCACTTCCACCCTGGGCGCGTTGACGCTGGTGGGATCGGCTACGGTGGGCGGCATCACGCCTCCCAGCTCTGGCGGCATCCTGACCATCTCGCGGAGCTGGGTCCGCGGAGTCGTCACCCGGAGCAGGGTGCGTGGAGTGGTCGGGTTGGACGAGGAGAAGATCGCGGCATGATCCCGAAGTGGCTGACGACTCCCATCCCGGGCCCGCGGGCATGGCTCAAGCGGCGCCAGGCCCAGCTCCACGTTCGTCGGTGCCAGACGTGCGGGGCGGACGTGGCTGTCTGGCGCCGGTACGCTGACGGGTCTATCGAGTGCATTCCGTGTTCTTCGAGGCGACCGTAGATGCCAACTCGGGTGCTGATCGAGGGCGGACCGCAAGCCTACGCTTCGACGCCTGCTCAGACCTCCGTGGGTGTGGTCGCGGCTGTCGTCCTCGTCAGCAACCAGAAGCGGAAGGGGTTCATGGTGCAGAACACGGGCACCACGATTCTCAAGCTGGCGTTCGGAGCGACTCCGACGCAGACCGTCTACCACGTTTCACTCAAGGGCGGGACGGTAGCGGACGACGGCACTGGCAGCGTGTACGTGGATGACGTATGGGTCGGGGACGTGTCGGCTGTTAGCTCGGTCGCTGGTGGGACGTGCGTGATAACGGAGTTCCGCACTGGCTCTCCCGACTGGAACCAAGCATCGGATTGGGGGCTGTAGGTGAGCGACATAGACGACGACTCCGAGAGCCCGAAAGCCAAGCTGCTCGAGCGGGCAAAGCGCTGCTTCCGTCTGGCGACGCAGGCCGACCAGAAGCAGCGTGAACGTGAGCGGGACGACCTACGCTTCCAGGTGCCTGAGTTGCAGTGGGACGACGCTGCTCGCCGGCAGAGGCTGGGGACTGCGGTCGAGGGGGTGCCCACGCCGGCGCGGCCTGTGCTGTCCATCCCCAAGCTCGACCACCCAATTCAGCTTGTGCTCAACCAGGAGAAGCAGGCCAAGCTTAGCGTCAACATCCACCCCCTGAGCCCCGACGCGGACGACGATACAGCAGAGGTGATCCAAGGGCTATACCGTGCCATCGAGAGAGACAGCCAGGCGGGTCTGGCGAGATCCTGGGCGTTCGAGCGCGCCGTAAAGGCCGGCCGTGGATGTTACCGCGTCAACACGCGCTATGACGATACGACAGCCGACCCGTTCGACCAGGTCATCACGATCGAGCGCATGCTACACCAGGACAGCGTCTACTTCGACCCGTCTGCGACGAAGGCTGACTTCTCGGACGCGGAGTGGGCGTTTGTGG